GATCGTGTACGCTGTCGATGTCGTCCAGATATTGTGCCGGTTCTGCGCGGCTACTAGCACCGATTCAGGATTTGCGGTAATCGTTGGTCTGCGCATGGTAATGATGCCGTGTAGGAATCCGCTGGCCTGCGTGGGATCTTCCAGCATCGTGACCTCGTTGCCTGCATCGATCGTGATTTGCTCGACCTTCATGGCGACGCTATTGAACGTGCAAGCAGTCGCCGATGCAAATCTCAGCGGTGCATCGGTCGGATACGTTGGAGCGATAATTGCCGTTGATGTAGGTTCAACGTAAACGCCGGTGAACGTAAATTCAATCGTGATCATTCGGCCTGTCGGTAGTGTCATTACCCAAGATCCGACAGCACCTTTAATCGTCTTAAGCAGGCCATCGACGTACACGCCGAGCGTTAGTGTTTTGACGTTGGTGCCCGGTGCCTCGGATCGCGGCTTCCATACGTTGCTGTTTTCGATCCATCCACATGCTGGCATCAGCACCGAAAAGATCGTCGGTTCGGTTGCGGTTCCGTCCCATGCTACGTCACAGCGAAATGTCACCGTTGCGGTCTGGCCTTCGCTGATCGATGTAAGATGATTGAATGAACCACTACCCTCGCGATCTGTCATCGTAATCGAGGGTTGCAGCATCACATCGTAGGCGTTGAACACGCCTTCGCTGGCAGTCAGTGCTTCTGCCGTTCCTGCCGTTGTTTCGATTTTGGCCGCGAGCGTTCGGATTCGTTTCAGTAGTGGCATTGCTTGTTATCTCCTTACCTCAAATGGATCGGTCTCGCTTGCGCGGTAGGTGACTGTAATCGGTATCGTGATTCCCTGAGAATCACCTTCGTTAGTAAAAAATGGCTCGCTGGCTCCCATGTCGGCGAACAATGCAACTTCGCCGAAATTGTACCAAGTCGAGCTATTTGTGATCGCCTTGCGTATGTTTGCCGCGATGCGGTTTTCGCCGATTGCATGAGCGGTTTCGCTGCGATCGCCTTCACGCAAAAATACTTTGATCTGATATTCGACCTGCCATGCAATCGCAGGCGGGTTGCCTTCGTGGTCCAGTTCTGGCAATCGATCTTCACTGCCTTGCACTAATAGGATGCGGTAGTTTTTTGGTGTCCAGTTCCTTGCCAATCGATCAGGCCGAACGACATCGACAACATCGAAATCGAAACTATTGACGATCTGAATTTCCTCCAGTCGCTCGATAATTTCTTGAGCGATTCGCTCTGGTATCGACAGTAGTGGTGAAGTCATGTTGCTGCTGCCGTTCTTCTTCTTGCAAAACCGATTCGCTTAATTCGTCGCTGTAGATTTTTCTGCAACCGTCTATTAGCTGATTCCCTCAATCGTCGCTCGCCACCTCGCCGCCGCAGCAAAAATGCCACGTCAACACCCTCTTGTTTTTTAAGCGGCTTTCTCGCTTTGCCTTGCCTCTCCCAAATCGTGTAGCCTAGTTTTTTAATGTTTGGGCCGAAGCCGTACGGGTAAATTTCGCGACTTCCGCCTTTCATTATTTTAGCTGACGTTACCGACTTTTTCGTTTTGCGTTTTTTCCCTCTGGCGATTGCGGGAGTTTGCTTCGGACTGAAAAACTTAATCGGTATCTTGATGTCTTTGATCAGGAGCTTTCCGCCTGCTACATCTCTCGACAGTGCCTCAGGCTTAGAAAAAAACAACTTAATTCTTGACTCAATCAACGCCTTCGGTGTCTTGCTACTGTGCGGACTTTTTTTGACGTGAATTAACTCACGAATCATCTTGCCAGCGTCGAGTCGCAAACCTTTTACGGTTGCGTTAATTGCAACACGCTTTGCTAACTTAATTTCTTCTGCTGTTGCTTTCTGCCTTTCGATAAGCCGATTGATTTGATTGGCTTGAATGAAAAGGTTGATCATTGCAGCAGCAGCCTCACGATGCCCGTCGAGTCGGCCTGAACACGAACCACTGCGCGTCGCTCTGCCGCCTCGCCGAGCCGAAGAGCTACGCCGATTTCATCGCCGCCTGTCTCGACTTCCGTCGCCGATATACCGAGCGTCGAGTCGTTAAGTACTCGCACAACAATCGATTGCGACTGCACATCACCTAGCTCTGGCACGACAGATAGTTCGTCGCGAAGTACCATTGCGGTAATCACACGCGAACCACCTGCCGCCGGATAGTAGGTGACGGTCTCGCCGAATTGCCGAAGCAATCCACGCGCGGCCGTCTTTTTGAACTGCGTCGCAAATCGATTTGTCATTGCTGCCTACAAGGTCGTGATGTTGCCCAGAAGAAAACCAGCGTCTTTGTAGAGAACGATTTCATCCACGTCATGACGAACGCGAATGATGTCGCTGCGGGTCTGCTCTTCCCGGTAGCTTTCCACCGTTCCGCCGACTGCTGATCCGTCTGCGCTCCAGTGGAAAGTTCGACCAATGCAAGGCTCGCGGAAGTCTTGCCCAGTGGCGATCTTGCAAACCATTGCGTATTCGCTAGACCAAATCTGCTCTGGATCAACCGTCTGGCCTTCCTTCGCGCTGTTCTTGCTGCCGCCAGCAACCAGGATATATGGCAGATCAAATACCTGCGCGAGCATTTGAACTGTGACATCTGATGGCTTCGTCGGATCGCCAGCACCAGCCGATTGAATGCGTTCAATCACCTCGTCGCTGTTGCGAAGATTGCGGAAAACTTTGTAGTTCATGACAAGAGCATTGGCCCACAAACCACTGTTGTCGTAAATCTTCTGAACAGCATTTTCGACATCAACGATTGGTGTTGATGCCGCAGCATCATCCCACTCGTTGGTGATGTTGTTGAAGTACGCTGCACCTGTCCAGGTTGTTGTATTGAACACGGCAGCCGCGACTCGCTCTTCGTGAGCGCGAAGTACGGCATTGTACGCGCGAGCGGTGCTGATTACTTCAGCGTCAAAATACTCGGCATACATTTGTGCTTCACGATCATCGACAGGCTCTTCTGCGCCATGCTCTTCGCAAGCGTAGGTGCTCGTTGTGAAAGTGAACTTACCTCGGTTGTACCCGCTACCTGGGGCGCGCTTGGTGTCTCGCTGCTGAAGCAATTGCTCGACAGGGATGATACCGAATACACCTGCTTGCGACTGTACGTCGGTCACAGGAAAAACTTGCGAGGCGATGAAGCCTCGTTGATCCATGGCCAAGTCGAACTCCATTAAGGAATCGGCAAGGTCTGGTCGTAGCGTTGCTAATGAAGTCGAAGGACTTGGCATTGTTGGAATCTCCTTCCCATGTTTGTGAAAAACCTAAACCGTATAAAGAACCAGTGCGCTTCAGTGGCCACATCCACGCACCGGCCATGGGATTTATTACGCGAGCACAGGTGCTGTTGCACCGTCAGCGTCGTTGCCTAATTGGACCGGAATCCACGAGTCACCGTCCCACAGAAGCAATGCAAAATCGCCTGCGTCGGCAAACGTAATGGTCGTTCCGCCGGTGAGCGAGGTCGGGGTTAGCGTACCGTCGCCACCATCCACGATTAGCTGCACTCTCTTCAGTTGACCTGCAAACGTGCCGTTTGCTAAAGTCAGTGCATTAGCACCCGTGGTAGTCACTGCCGTGTAGTAACTGGTGACATTAACCGCACCAGCACCTGACAACGCCTGCTGCGCTGCTGCCAAAATTCCACCTGGAACACCAGCGGCGAGAGTCATCACTTCGATGATGTCGTTGTCTGCGGTTGCTGCCTCCAGTGCGATGCCCTCCAGTACGCTGCCGTCAGCAGCAATCTTTCCGCTGGCAGCGGCATAGACTGGATTGCCTAAGCTAATCGCCTCGCTAGCAACCATCTTTCGCGTTCCCGATGCGGTTCGCAGGCGCACGCTGCGGACATCTAGATCAGCGAACGAAGCATCTTCGAGCGTGCCTAGCATTTGCTGCGTAGCACTTGCAGCAGCCAGTTTGCCAGCCGACAAGACAACGCGAAGATACTGCCCGATTGCAGCACTCGCAGTAAATGCCTTTGTGTTGGTATCTACGAAACTTGCCATTTTCAAACCCCTCTATTTTTATGTTCGATATTTGCCAAAAAAACTACACGCGATCGCGAAGCATTTGCTCACGCAATCCTGGATTCTCACGATTAACGCGACGAACTGCCGATGCCTTGTCCATGCCTTTTGCAGTGTAGGCTGCAATCGCATCGTTCCACCGAACTTTCGCATTGACAATCGGCGCGACAGAAGACGCAATAGGTTTTACGCCGACGCGAGCCTTCATCGCAGGTTCTTCTTTGACTTCCTGCGATTTCATTTTTTCTTCGTCGTATTCGGCCTTCATTTTGGCCATCTCTTCCTGAGTGGCTGCGAGCTGCATTTTCAACTGCTCGTTTTCCATCTTTAGCTCTTCCATGAGAAGCTCGGCCACATCTTCCATGGCCATCTCTTCTTCCATTGCCTTTACGATGAGCTTATCGCTTACCGTTTTCCCAAATTTCGCCTTGATGCCTTTCGCAGTCGCAGCGACCTTTTCGATTGCCATAGTCGTAATCTCCTTTGGCACGCTTCTATCGCCGACCGGATCGCCGCTGACTTTCAGCGACGCAATCACCCGCGTTGGCATCTTAAATTGTGATTCGATTGTTCTCGATTGCTTGCGAGACGATAGCACGCTATCGACTAGACCTGCGTCCTTCGCGTCGCTTGCTGTGTACCATGTCTCGCCTTGCATGATTTCTTTGATTTCGCTAGCAGTCTTGCCAGTACGCTCGCTGTAGGCTGCAAGCATCGAAGATTCTAATTTATCGAGTAATTCCGCTGTCTTGCGGTGATCCTCGCGATCGCCTTCGGTCAGTGTGTATGGCGAATGAATCATCACGTAGCCATTTTCGGTAATCTCGACTGATTCGCCTGCCATCGCAATAAATGACGCAATTGAGAATGCTGCCGACTCGATGACAACGCGACTACCCGCCGGCCAATTTGCGATCGCGTCATGAATCGACATTCCATCGAAAACGCTGCCACCTTCGCTGTCGATGCGCACCAATAGCGGTCTCTGCGGATCTGCTGCGTCGAGTTGCTGCTTGACTTGCTGTGCAGTGATGCCTGGATAGCCGATTGGTCCATACAGTTTGATTTCGTTTGCGCCTGCCTCAGCGACAATAGAACTCTTTGCGTTATCTTCTGCATTCATTTGTCGAACCAACTTATTTGCCCACGCTTGACCGGGATCGCCGCCCCACAGTGCCCATGCAATGCGGCCTGCCGATGGGAAGCCGTCTTCGCC